AAGGTTTATGAGAAAACTCGAACAAGGTGAACCTGATGCGAGAAGAAAGTGGGGAAAATTACTACAAAAAAGAAAAGCAACTGGTGAACCATACATCATGTACAAAGGGAATGTTAATAAAGCAAATCCTGAGATGTACAAAAAAAATGGATTAAAAGTTCATATGACAAATATATGTTCTGAGATTACATTACATACAGATGAGAACCATTCATTTGTTTGTTGTTTATCATCAGTAAATCTATCTAAATACAACGAGTGGAGAGATACTGATTTAATTTATACAGCAACTTGGTTCTTAGATGGAGTACTTTCTGAGTTTATTCAAAAGGCTAAAAACATGAGAGGATTTGAAAATTCTGTTGCATCTGCTGAAAAGGGTAGAGCATTAGGATTGGGAGTTTTAGGATGGCACACTTACCTACAACAAAATGGTATTCCATTTGAAGGTATGGAAGCTCAATTCGAAACTCGTAAAATATTCTCACAAATAAAAATTGAATCAGATAGAGCATCGAGAGATATGGCATCAGAATATGGTGAACCACTATGGTGTAGAGAAAGTGGATTTAGAAACACTCACTTAAGAGCAGTTGCTCCAACAGTTAGTAATTCTAAGTTAGCTGGAAATGTATCTGCTGGTATTGAACCATGGGCAGCGAATGTATTTACTGAACAAACTGCAAAAGGAACATTCATCAGAAAAAATGGAGAACTTGTAAAGGTTCTAAGAAAGGCGGGTGTTAATAATAGAGAAACTTGGGATAAGATAATGGAAGATGGTGGTTCTGTTCAAGGTATTAAAGAACTTGATAAGTGGTGTTACTTAGAAGGTAAAATGGTACTTTGTAATGATATAGAAAATGGAGATAGAGCTAAGATTTATCCTGTTAAAGATGTTTTCAGAACTTTCAAAGAAATTAATCAAATGGATTTGGTTAAACAAGCTGGTGTAAGACAACAGTATATTGACCAAGGAGTTTCATTAAACTTAGCATTTCCTTCCATTGCATCACCGAAATGGATTAACCAAGTAACTATGGAAGCTTGGAAACAAGGAATTAAAACGTTGTATTATATGAGAACTGAATCAGTACTCAGAGGTGATATAGCAACAAGAGCAGTTGACCCGGATTGTGTTGCGTGTGATGGTTAGTATAAAATGTACATCACGAAGTGGGTCAAGTAATTTATCATTATACCTAAAGGAAGCTTTGAATTTAGGTTTTAAAAATTCACCTTTTATAAATAATAAAGGTGAAATTGGTTCTTTGAAAAAAAATAATTTGTATAAACTTATGATTCATAGGTTACCTAGTGGTTATAATGATTTATATGAATTTGGTAAAGATGTTATAAGTTTATCTGATACTGTTATTTTATATGATAGAAAAGATAAACTAAAACAATCTGAATCTTTGGCATTTAGAAAACTAAAATACAAAAATGATTTTAGTAAATATGATATTAAAGAACCATATGATATACTAGATGAAGAGATAGTAAATGAATGTTTAGTTGAATATAATAAACATTCAGATGTTATAGCAAAATTATCAGAAAACTTTAACATTCCAATTTTTTGGTATGAAGAAGTATATTATGAAGATGGTTTGAAAAAATTATCTGATTATTTAAAAATAGAAATAAATAAAGAACTTAAGAAAAAGGTTTTATCAACTAATAAAAAACATAGATTATATAATCTAAAAGGAGAATTAATATGATACAAGTTAAGAAATTTTATGCAGAATGGTGTGGACCATGTAAAATGCTAACACCTATTATGGAAAACGTAAAAACAAAGTTTGAAACTATTAATTTCGAAAATGTGGACATTGATTCACAATTTGAAGTAGCACAAAAATACTTTGTTAGGTCAGTACCAACTGTTATTATTGAAAAAGATGGAAAAGAAATCCATAGATTTGCTGGTTTACAATCAGAGATGGCATATATAAATGCACTCAATGAATTAAAAAACTAACAAAAAATTAGGAATTCTCGATTTTTTTTCGTATATTTACATAGTAAATAAAAATAATACAATATATGGCTGGAATTAAATTCGTTCACGAAGAAGAAAAACAAGTAAAATTAAAAGGAACACCTAAAATTCCCTTTAATAAAAGTAAAAAATTGAGTAGTATGGATGGCTCTCAAGTTTTATACTATATTGATGTTGAAACTGCATTTAAGATGAAGTTGGATACATTCTGTGATTTTACTAAAAAACATCCACAATATTCGGATTATACTTTAATTACAATTCCGATAATTAGAGAACAACAAAATTAAATTTATGGGAAAAACCTTATGGTTTTTTAGTAATAGATTACGAGGTGAATCACATCCTCGTTCTAAATTAACTTCAGAACAAGTAATACAAATAAGAAAACTCTATTCACAAGGGTTTTCTACTAATGTAATAGCTCGTAATTACAAAGTATCTACTTGGAATATAGAAGAAATTGTAAATAGAAAAACTTGGACACACATTTAAAACTTAAAAATTATGAATAAATACGATGAAAAAAAACTCGAAGAAAACTACAATAAGTTTATCGAGGCAATTAAAAAATCTTTTGATGGAGAGAGATTAGAAAAATTACTCCATATGTACTCAATGGAAGAGTTAGGACCAAACCTAATGTTATCACCAGCGAGTGGAAACATAAACTATCACAATGCATATGAAGGTGGTTATATTGACCATGTTATGAATGTAGCTAGAAATTCACTTAGAATGATGAAACTCTACAAAGAAGCAGGTGGTACTATTGATTTTACACAAGAAGAATTATTATTTGCCGCTTTCCATCACGATTTAGGAAAGTTAGGAAGTAAAGATAAAATTCACTATGTAGATAATCCTTCTGATTGGCACGTAAAAAATCAAGGTAAAGTTTATGTTAGTAATTCAGAACTATCATATCTAACACATACTGATAGAACTTTCTTTTTACTACAAGAATATGGAATCAAATATAATGAAAACGAATACTTTGGAATCAAACTTACTGATGGTATGTATGATGAAGATAATGTAAAATATTTTAAAGTATTTGACCCAAAAAATTACTTAAAATCAAATATACAATTTATACTTCATTGGGCTGACCATATGAGTACTTGTATAGAAAGAGATATACAAAACGCACCATTTTAGTATGTGTGGAATTATCGGTGGAAATAACTATAATTCATCTTCTATAAAAGATGGATTAAATAAGATACTACATAGAGGTAGAGATAATTCAACTATTGAACAAGTTGGAGATTTCTACTTTGCTCATAATAGATTATCAATACAAGATTTATCAGAGTTTGCAAATCAACCATTTTGGAATGAAGATAAAACAGTTTGTATAGTCTATAATGGTGAACTATGGGGAAGTAAACTTACCGATAAACTTAAGAGTAAAATAACAATACCATTCAGAACAACTTCTGATACTGAAATTATATTAAACTCTTACTTAGAGTTCGGTGTAGATTCGTTCAAAGATTTAGATGGTATGTTTTCTTTTTGTATTATTGATACACGAAGTAAAACTGCATATTTAGTTAGAGATTATATTGGTGAACTTCCTTTTTGGTATTCAATTGATAAATTAACTAATAAGTTAGCATTTTGTTCAGAGAAAAAAGGATTACCTCTATCAGATATTTACATGAAGAGTGTAAAGACAGTTTATCCTGGTACATATGTTGAATACAACTATGAAACACTATATCATAGTGTTAAAACTTATTATGAACTACCTAACGAAATAATAGAACACGATAGAGATACTATTATTAAGAATATAAGAAGTTTATTAGGAGAAGCCGTTCAAGCAAAAATGATTTCGGATGTTCCTATTTGTACACTTCTAAGTGGTGGAATTGATTCTGTAATAACAACATACCTTTTATCTAAGTTATATCCTAAATTAGAAGCATTTGTAGTAACAACAGAGGGTGGTAGTGATATAAAGTTTGCAAGAATAGCAGCCAAAGAATTTGGTATCAAATTACATGAAATTCATATGACAAATGATGAAATCATGAATTCAATTGATACTACGTTATATGTAACTGAATTAACAAAATGGCAGAATATAGGTAGTGCACTTGCAACTATTAAATTAGGTCAAGAAATAAACAAACATGGATTTAAAGTAGTGTTTAGTGGTGATTTATCTGATGAGATTTGGGGTAGTTATGGACACATTCAAGCATTTCATTATACACCTAAAACATATGATATAGCAAGAAGAAAATTAATAAAGGATGTACATAAAGGAAACTTTCCATCACAAAATCAATCTATGATGTGGGGTGGTACTGTTGAAATTAGAACTCCTTACTCTTGGAGACCATTTGTAGAGTACTCTTTAAACATTCCTCCATTGTACCAAAATGAAAAAGGACATATGAAACCATTGTTAAGAGAAGCATTTAAAGGAGAAATATCAGATGAGTTATTGTGGAGAAAGAAAGTTTGGTTTGCACAAGGAGCAGGAACATCAGATGGTATAGAAAAAATAAAAGATACATTAAAAGACAGATTGAAAAATCAGTTTCAATATAAAGATGATTTAAATATAAAGAAGTTTTGGGATTAAATGTAGTTCATATAAAAGAAGAAGGTGAAGAGATGGATAAGGTCATTGAAGATACAATGGCTATTATCGATATGTATCCTGATATATTTCCTCATATGTACAAACAAGGATTCAAACTTGTTAAAAGAATCAAACGAGGTAACTTAGTTTTACAAGATGGTGTAATGATTGCATTTACACAAAAA